CTCCTTCTAAAACATTACAATCAATTTAAAGATCATATCGATCATGCGATATATGCAGGGAAAGCAATTGACTTTTTAGATGAAATCGATAATCTAGATAAGTTTATTCGTATAAACTCTATTAAAGAATCTATTTCCAGGACACATATAATAATGTCGCATATCAAAGGCATGCTAGATCTTTATCAAACTTATTGTGAAAAAAACGGGGATTTAGAAAAACGGAAAATAAGAACCTTAAAATATTATTATTTCGAAAACATGAAGACTGCTGATATTGCCGAAATTGAACACGTTGACGAAAGAACGTGTCGCAGAGATTTGCGATTAGCGGAAGAAAGAATGAGTGCTTTGATATTTGGGATTGACATTGTTCGTGAAATGTCCAAATGATGTCCTAGAAGTGCATTATTGACCGTGATATAATGATATCGTGAAATAAATATAACAAATCGAAACCGCTTACAATTGTAGGCGGTTTTTGCTATACCTAAAAAGGCGGTGCCATCAATGGCAACAGTAAGCCAAAAGCGAGAGAAGATAAAATTAACTGGTAAGCCACTAGCAAAACTTAATACAGACATTCATGAACGAGACGACCATACCTGCATTATTAAAGGGTGTGGTCGTTATGTTCTACCAAAATCAAAATTTCATCACGAACCATGCGGCAATGCAAAAGAGGATCGGATAGAAAGAGGCTGTTCTCTTTGCGAACATCACCACACTATAAGGCATCACGGAAAGGAAGGGCTAGGAGATATTAGACGACAATGTGTTGAGTATCTAAGTAGCTTATATCCAGATGATTGGGCAGAGATAAAGGATAGATACCTAGATAATGATTGAGGTTAAGGAGGTACATCACATATGCCGTACATGCTATTACATTGTAATAATAAACTATGTAAGTATAATGACAATATTAAACTGCTGTGTGGTGCTACTGACGTTCATTATGTTGACAGACTTTGCATCACATTTAAGCGTAGACCTAGTGAGGATAATTACAAAGAACTTATGAAAGCTAGTGAGCCAAAAGGATATAAGCATAGAGGAAAGTGGGTGAGGAATTAATGATCATTAGCCAAAAGCCTGATCCAACTTTGATCATGCAGCCAACTATAGAGTTAGTAAGACAATATTCTAAACAACGGATTCGAAATTTTGAGATTGAAATAATGTTGAAAAAGAGTGAAAATACCTTAAAAACAAAAGGTACTCCTGGCGACTAAAACGGCTTACGGGTCTTGCGAGCCCCAAAATTTAACTAGTGATAGATTTTTTTTAGCCGTTTCGCTTTCGTAAAAGGAGGTGTACGCGAGTGGCGGACACAACACTAATATCTTCGGCAGATTTAGCAAAAATTCTAGGATTTAGCGTGCGCCGCCTACAGCAATTAACCAAGGAAATTCCAATATTGCAGGCATCTCACGGTAAATATGATTTAGCAAAAACAATTCAGACATACATTGCCTGGCTTAAAGAAAAAACGGCAACTGACTCAAAAGATGACGCTCTAAAAGACGAAATGCTTAAGCTAACAAGAGCGAAAAGGATAAAAGCAGAATTAGAATTAGATTTAGTTATGGGCAATGTACATAAGGCCGAAGATGTAATGTCAGTTGTTGGCGGCATGGTCGCAAATGTTAGATCAAGATTGCTGGATTTACCAGTTAAATTAGCCCCGCAAATGATCGCAAAGACAAATATTGATCAAGCAAGAGAAATAGTACAGAAAGAGGTCTTTAGCGTACTACAATCTCTATCAGAATATAATCCTGAGGACTATACGAAAGCAGGTGGCGATGATGGTGGTACCTGCGAGTAAAACTAGCAAGCTAATCAGGATTATTTCAGGGGGATTTGCTCCACCGCCAACATTAACTGTATCTGAGTGGGCAGATAATAACCGATTTTTACGTTCATCCACAAGTGCGGAGCCTGGGCCATGGAATACAGAACGCGTTCCTTACATGAAAGAAATTATGGACTGTTTATCAGTTAGGAGCTTAATACAGTCTATTTGCTTAATGAAAGGTGCTCAACTTGCAGGGTCTGAATCAGGTAATAATTGGATTGGATATCTAATCGATCAGGAGCCAGGGCCAACAATGATGGTCCAGCCTACCGTCGACTTGGCTAAAAAATATTCTCAGCAACGGATTGCACCAATGATTACAGATTGTCCTAAATTAAATAAAAAAGTAAAAGATCCACGCTCTCGCGATGCTGGTAATACAATATTAACTAAAGAATTTCCCGGCGGCATACTCGTACTAACAGGTGCGAATAGTGCCGCTGGTTTACGTTCTATGCCTGTTAAAAATTTATTTATGGATGAAGTGGATGCTTATCCAGAGGACGTTGAGGGTGAAGGTGATCCTGTAGATTTAGCCATGGCTAGAACACGAACATTTAATCGTAGGAAAGTTTTAAAAGTATCAACACCAACAATCAAAGGACAGTCGCGTATTGAAAAAGATTACTTGGAAAGTGATCAACGTAAATATTTTGTTCCATGTCCAGAGTGCGGTCATATGCACATATTGGCATGGGAAAATTTTATTATTCCTAAAGACGACGAAGGTGTAAAGCATCCTGAAAATGCTCACATGGCTTGTCCTGATTGCGGTATAGTAATTGAGGAACAACATAAACCATATATGTTGGAACATGGTGAATGGCGACCAACTGTTCCTGGGAACGCAAGTCAGAAACGCCGTGGTTATCATATATCTACATTGTATAGCCCTCTTGGGTGGTATTCATGGGCAGAGGTCGCTGAGTTGTGGATAAAGGCACAGAACGATAAAAGTCGTCTCAAATCATTTGTTAATACAATACTGGGTGAGACATGGGGCGAAGAAGGCGAGTCGGTTGATCATGAAATATTATATGAAAACCGTCGTACAGTTTATGATGCGCAATTGCCTGAAGGCGTTTTGGTTTTAACAGCTGCCGTTGACACGCAAGATGATCGTCTCGAATATGAATGTGTTGGATGGGGTCTTAATAAAAATAGTTGGGGTATTGAATATGGAGTATTTTACGGAGATCCGCGTCAACAACAAGTTTGGGATGATCTCGATGTATGGCTAAAAAAACAATGGGAATATGCAGATGGTTATAAGATCGGTATTTCCTGCACTTGTATTGATAGTGGCGGTCATGCCACCTCTGAAGTTTATAAATTTTGCAAGCCGCGTGAACAGCGTAAGGTATTTGCCATCAAAGGTAAGGGGGGCGCAGGTGTTCCACTTATAAATAAACCGACAAGGGGTAATCGGTATAAAACTGCTCTATTTACGCTAGGTGTAGATGGGGCCAAGGAAACAGTTTACTCAAGATTGAAGTTAGAGAATGAAGAAGATCATGGGTTTTGCTTATATCCAATGGCTGAAAGCGGAGCTGCTATAAAAGGTTACGACCTTAAATATTTCAAAGCATTGACGGTAGAGAAAAGGGAATTAAAATATCTAAAAGGTAAACCGCGCTATGAATGGGTAAAGCCTTCAGGAGCAAGAAATGAGGCTCTTGATATTCGAAATTATGCCACTGCAGCCCTGGAGATATTAAATCCTAGCCTTGAAGTACTATACAAAATAAGAAATCAGAGCGATTTAAAACAAAATAAAATAAAACAATCAAGGAAACGCCGAGTGCTGAACTCAGGCGTTTCTGTTTAGTTAGGAGGTAAAAATGGGGCTATACACATTAGAACAAGCGAACCAGCATTTACAGGCATGGTTAGAAGCAGATTTGGCGCTAGCAACAGGAAAAGAGTATCGCATAGGTACAAGACTCCTGCAAAGAACCGATGCAGCCGAAGTTAAGGAGCGAATCAATTTCTGGTCAAGAGAAGTAGTTAAAGCTCAAGGAAATAAAAGAAGATCAAGGCGTGTGATTCCATATGATTGATAAGCTGATTGGCTATTTTTCGCCAGAACTTGCTTTAAAAAGAACAGTAGCACGAAAGAAATTGGATGCAATTAATACGGGATATTCTCACCATGGGGCTAGTGGCACCAAAAAATCAATGATTGGATGGTCTCACAGTGCCGGGAGTCCTGATGATGACATTACTGTCAATCTCGACGTATTAAGACCAAGAGCAAGAGATTTATATATGGGAAATCCTATCGCTTGCGGTGCTCTTAAAACAAATAAAACGAATGTTGTTGGAGCTGGTCTTAAATTAAATCCTCAAATTGATGCTGATTTTTTGGGACTAACTGCGGATCAGGCAGATGAGTGGGAGAAAAACACTAGTCGAGAATTTGCATTATGGGCTGAAAATAAAGATTGTGATGCTGCGAGGATGCTTAATTTCTATCAGATGCAGCAGCTAGCGTTTTTATCGGCTCTTATGTCGGGTGATGTATTTGCATTATTGCCAGTGATTCCAAGAAAAAATAACATTTATGATCTTAGAGTCCAATTAGTGGAGGCTGATCGTATATGTAACCCGTATAACGTGTTGAGTGATGACAAAGTGTTAGCCGGAATCGAAGTTGGGGAGTATGGTGAACCAGTTGCTTATCATATCGCTAAACACCATCCTTTAAGTTTGTTAAATCAAAAGATGAATACTTGGACTAAAGTGCAGGCATTTGGGGCGCGCACGGGACGCAGAAATGTAATTCATTTACTCGAAATGGAGCGTCCTGGTCATCGGCGAGGTAATCCTATGCTATCTCCCGTAATTGAATCACTAAAGCAATTGGGTCGATATAGTGAAGCTGAATTAATGGCTGCCGTGGTATCTGGATTATTTACTGCAGCCATAACAACTGACAATCCAGAGGGAGCTGATCTTGGTGAAGATCAATTACCTGGGATTGTTACTGGAACTTCAGAAGATGATAGTACAAAAAATGATATTAAACTTGGCAATGGAACAATCATTGAGTTAGCTCCAGGAGAAAAATTAGAAACAGTTAATCCAGGTAGACCAAATGCCTTATTTGATCCATTTGTCACATCAATACTCAGGCAAATTGGTGCAGCTCTTGAAATACCAATGGAATTATTGATAAAACATTTCACTGCGAGTTATTCAGCTAGCAGAGCTGCTTTACTTGAAGCATGGAAGTTTTTCCGTCGTCAAAGGGATTGGCTATCGAATGATTTCAATCAGCCAATATATGAAGAATGGTTGTCTGAAGCTGTAGCTAAAGGGCGCGTGAAAGCTCCAGGATTTTTTACTGATTTAGCAGTAAGAAAAGCTTATTGCGGTGCTGAGTGGAATGGCCCTACTGCTGGACAACTTGATCCAGTCAAAGAAGCTAATGCTTCTAAAATAAAAGTGCAGGAAGGTTTTAGTACAAGACAGCGTGAGACTGCAGAGCTTACTGGCGGTGATTGGAATCAAAATTACCGTCAACGTGTTAGAGAAGAAAGGATGATGCGGGAAGGTGGATTGGTGACCGCTGAGATGGCTCCCCAAGTAACACAGAAGCGAAAGGAGGTGAGGAAGATTAAAAAATATTCGGTGGTAAATTCAATACCTCTTATAACAAATGCAACTCAAAAATCAATAGATCTTAATATTTACGGACCTATTGTTGATTCATCGTGGTGGAATGAAGGTGTAGTTACGCCAAAACAAATACAAGATGCTCTGCAATCCGCTAGTAATGTTAGTCAAATCAACGTGCACATTAATTCTCCAGGAGGATCTGTATTTAGCGGACAAGCGATTTATAACATGCTTAAACAACATCCTGCAAATGTGACAGTGTATATTGATGGCCTAGCAGCAAGTATTGCATCAATCATAGCTATGGCGGGTAATAAAATCATCATGCCACCCGGAACAATGATGATGATTCATAATCCATTAGTTACTATGTATGGATCTTACGAGGCGAGTGAAATGCGAGAAACCGCAGATTTCCTAGATAAAATTAAAGAGTCGTTAATAGCTACATACATGTCAAGAAAAACCAATAAAACTAGGGATGAAATTGTATCGTTAATGGATGCGACAACGTGGTGGACAGCGCAAGATGCAGTTGATATGGGTTTTGCAGATGAAGTGGAAGGCAGTACGCCAATAACTTCAAATATGTCGGGCAAGGTTCTAAATATTGCAGGTATGGCTTTTAACCTGGAATCGTTTGATAATATACCGCTGCACATTGCGAATAATATCCCGGTCATCACTAAAACACCAAATAACAAGGAGGAAAATATTTTGGATTTAAAAGAACTTCAAGCAAAATTCCCTGATCTATATAACGAAGTTGTTACATTGGGCGTAACCCAAGAACGTAACCGAATGAAAGCTCTTGATGAGGTACAAGTAGGTGGCTTTGAAAATATCGTTAACAAAGCTCGCTATGAAACTGGAGCCACTGCAGAACAGGTAGCTATGCAGATTATTACAGCTCAGAAGAAAGAAGGCTCGAATTACCTGAACAACAGAAAAGATGATGTAACCGAATCAAAAGCCAATGAAGTACCTGCTGCAGCTGCACCGGAAAATGAGACTAAAGCGAGCGAAGAACAAGAAGTAAATGGATTGTTGGATCGGTTAGCAAATATGGTAAAGGCTGGTGAAATATAATGAATGAAAATCTTGCAGTAACCTCTATTTCAACTACATATGACAATTTAATGGTTTCTGGCACGTTCCCTGTCGTTACCGATTCATTGATAATTGCGAGCGGTAATAGTTATAAACGAGGTACAGTTTTAGGCGTAGTTGATACTACTGGTAAAGGCGTTGAAGTTGATTCTACCAAAACCGATGGAAGTCAAGTTGCTTATGCCATCTTATCTCAAGATACAGATGCAACTTCCGCAGATACCCTAGCACCTGTTTATCTCACAGGTGAGTACAACGGTGATGCTCTTATTTTTGGTGGCACTGACACTAAAGCAACTCACAAATCAGCATTGCGCAAAATCGGTATTTTTATTAAAAAGGTAGTATAAGGAGGAATATAAAATGGCTGTAGACTTATTTCAAACTCGTACCTTGCTAGGTGTTGTAAAACTGGTAAAACCTGCAAAGCGGTTTTTGCTTAATACGTTTTTCTCTAAGGTAAACCCAATTATTACTACAACAATTGACATTGATCTTGTGAAAGGTAAAAGGACATTAGCTCCATTTGTATCTCAACGCATTGGCAGTTCGACTGTAGGAACTGATGGATTTACAACGCAGACTTACAAGCCGCCAATGATTGCTCCCGATTATCCTTTTTCAGGTGAGGATTTACAAACTAGACTTCCTGGTGAAAATATTTATTCTGGAAACTCTCCTGATGATCGTCTAGCAGTATTAATTCTCAATAAATTGAATAGTTTTGAGGATATGATTGCACGACGCGAAGAGTGGATGGTAGCGCAAACACTATGCACTGGTAAAATTCCTGTAGTTGGCGAAGGTATTGACCAATTGATTGATTTTAGCTTTACCAATAAGGAAACGTTGGCGACTAAGGCTAAGTGGAGTTATAAAGCATCTGATTATACAGGTAATCCAATTAAGGATTTAAAACGTTGGAAAAGGAAATTAGCTAAAGCTGGTTTTACCTCGACGCACGTTATTATGGATACAGATGCTGCTGACGCATTTTTAGAACATCCTGAAATCGTTAAACTGTTTAATACTCCAACGGCTAATCTTGCGACAATCGCCCCAAGAGAGAAAGATCCAGACGGAACAACCTTTATTTGCCGAATCAATGAAATTGGTCTTGATATTTACAGTTATGAGGAATGGTACATTGATCCTACCGATAATGAAGAAAAACCACTTATGCCATCTGGTACAGTAATTATGGCGAGTAATGACAGCAATGCAACTGGATTTACAATGGCTTACGCTAGCATTACTGACGTAAATCGTGGAACATTCAATCTATCCCGTGTCCCTAAATCATGGATGCAAGAAAAACCATCTGCTCGTTATCTGGCATTGCAATCGCGACCATTACCAATTCCTACAATGGTGGATAGCTGGTTTGTTGGTACAGTATTATAGGAGGCGTTTATATGCCTAATTTTAAAGATTTTCTTAAATCGGATATGAAGGTTTTTCTAAATACGAACGAATTTGCAGATGAGCATAATATTGACGGGCAGGACGTTACCTGCATTTTTGATCAAGAAAAATCTACACCAAGTCAAAATGACGGCGTATATATTGTACGTCGTCATTTGTTTATCGAACAATCAGCTCTAGGATATAGGCCAGAACCAGAACAAAAGATGCGCATTGATGACAGTTATTTTTATGTAGTCGATTGCGTTGGCGAAGGGCTTATTGAGGTCATCTTAGAGGCAAGAGATTCATGATCGAATTTAATGCCGACCAAATCAGAAGGGCAGAGTCTCTGTTAGGCGGCATAAGGGATGCGCTTCCAAGAGCACAAAGCAATGCCATTAACCGCAGCCTGACAACAGCAAGGGCAGAAGCTATTCGTATTGTACGTGCGGAATATGTCGTAAGTGCTGGTGCTATACGAAAAACCATGACAATTAAATCAGCAACTCTCAATAATCCTAGCGGAACAATCGTTTCGGAAGGTGGTCCAATAGCTTTATCTAAGTTTGATGTAAGCCCAACTAGACCAAATGGAAAAAGAAAAACTCCTCTTACTGCTAGAGTTAAACTTGGTAGTGGGAAAAAAGTAATCAAAAATGCTTTTATCGCAAAAGTATCAAGTGGGCATGTAGGCGCATTTATACGTGTGGGAGAGAGTCGGTTTCCATTAAAACAATTGTATGGCCCAAGCGTCCCGCAAATGCTCGGTGAAAAAAATGTAAGTAAGAAAATTGAAGAAAAGGCAGCAGAAACCTTGGATAAACGTTTAGAACATGAAATCAATCGAATATTGGAGGGGCACATATGAATGTTTCTATTATGATGGATGATCTTGTCAAAGAAATTGAACGAGCTACCATGCATCTTCAACTCGAAACAAAAAACAAAACATTTCGCGCCCCGCAGGTCATTGATGGATACTTACCGCCTAAAAACCCAAAAGATCCGCAATCAATAGAGGATTTTCCATTTGTGATTGTTCGTTATCTAAGTGATGAGAGTCAACAAGAGAATTCAACGGCACAGGTAAAAATCATTTGCGGTATCTATTCAGAAGATGATCGGCGTGGATGGCGGGATTTCCTGAACTTATCAAACACAATTAAAACACATTTTTCCTCGACTCCGTTCTTTGGCAAATGTTTTGAAGTACAACTGCCAATTAAAAGAGAATTTCCCGAAGAGCAAGGCGTTCCCGAGTGGATGGGATGGCTCATGCTTACTATTTCCATACCAAATATAAAGGCGGTGAATGAAGATGTCGAAAAAATTATCAGCGGACAATATTGAAGGCGAGGTACCGTCTAATGAAAACAAAGGCAGTTTAATTTATCTTGGTCCAAATATACCATCTATTATAAATCGTTTCACAGTGTACAAAGATGGAATGCCAAAGCACTTGGATAAGAATTTTCAGGACTGCCCGGATATGCAAAAACTGTTTGTCCCGGTCGCA